TAATCTATATTGAAAACAATAAACGTAAGTATGATATTGTTATGAGTCAAAAGATGGTTTCCATCTTTGATGAATACTGGGATAAGTATCAAGATAATCTGATAAGTATCATTTACACTGAGGGTAGAGTCAACCCTCGTATGTGGGGTATAGAACCCAAGGAGAAAAAGAAATGAGTGAAGGTTTTGATGTCAAGTTTGAAGGTATCGATATGAACCCTGACCAGGTTCAGGCACTCCTAAAAGAATACAAACAATATAAGAAGTACAAGAAGTCAAACCTCTTTACTATCAAGGAGTTGAGTGGCGACGAGACCATCATCAAAAACCTGGTGGACAAGTACGGAAATGAAGACACTTGACTAAATACATATAGTGGTCTATAATAGACCTGTCGTTCATCAGACATAAGTCTGACGCAAGTAAGCCGACGAGGAACGGATCGTTCATCCTAGGAGGTTTTTATGGAAGCTTTATTGACCTTATTTGCTTTACCAGTAGTCGTATTTTCATCTGCAGTTGGTGGGTCTTGTACCTTTCAGGGGGAGATGATTGCGATTGTTGAACAGGATACTTCTATGACTCGAAAGGAAAAAGATACCTTTGTCCAGAGAGTCAAAACTAAGTACCCTGAATGTTTCGTAGAAAACTCATAGGACGCGCCGCCGACTGAAGGAACGGGAAAACTCGGATCACCCGCAAGGGTTAAAGGAGAAAAACCACCCTACTAATTCAGGAGACAAACCATGGCACAAGTTGTATACCGTGGAACCGCTTACGACACTATCCAGCGTCGTCAAGCCAAATCCCAACAACAAGAATCTCATGTAGTAACAGAAACCTATCGTGGTATCCGTTACAACAAGGAGGTGAAGTGATGACAGTTCAAAAAATGAACGTCCTTCAACTTATTAAGAAGAAGGAACAAAAAGTCAGTCGATTACACCAGGCTCAACTGGTACTTGCAAAATCGAAATGATACTCTGGGGGTTGACACAACCCCCTTTTTTTATTAGTATACATATATGAATGTTGCTCTATCTACAATGGAAAGAGACAAACTTAAATTGATAGTTCGTAACTTGAAATTATTAGTTGATGCCTTGGAGTCTGAGGTCTACTCTGACCCAGAGGCATATACTTTTAAGGATGATTATGTTCCACCCCTAGCAGATTATGATGAGGTCTTTGAAGATGATGAGTGATCCAGTTTCTAGAGAACTCAACTTTAGAGCTCAGTGTTTGAGTCTGTTGATGAAGAAGTTTGGGAACCAACCAGGTGTTTCAAACAAAAGCATCTATGAGTGTGCTAATGAGTGGATTGAGAAGGGTAATAAGATCACACATGGTCTTGTCACATACTACAATACCTACTACAATGAAAACAAAGAAGGCAGCTAAGTACATTGTTAAACACGAAGATCTCTTCACACCTGAAGAGAAAGCTTATGCACAACTAGTACTCAAGGCTAAAAAACTACACAAGAAACTGAAGAAGAATGAACAACGCAAAACTGATCTCGGTGACACCTGACGCTGAGGAACATATTGCCTACTGTGCTAGGGTGTCTAATCCTGGCAACCAAGATAATGAAAAGTATGCTGGGTTGATTAAATACTGTATCAAACACCAACACTGGTCTATCTTTGAACAGGCATTCATGACTCTGGAGATTGAAACCTCCCGCGGTATTGCCGCTCAGGTTCTACGTCATAGGTCCTTCACCTTCCAAGAGTTCTCTCAGAGATACGCTGACTCCTCTCTGTTGGCATCTGAGATTCCTCTACCTGAACTTCGTCGTCAGGATGATAAGAATCGTCAGAACTCTACTGATGATCTTGACCCTAAGTTGGTAGAGATCATGGACAAACAGATGATTACTCTGTTTGACTCAGCCATGGCACTCTACGAACAGATGTTGAAGGCAGGTGTGGCAAAGGAGTGTGCAAGGTTTGTACTACCATTGGCATGTAAGACTAAGATGTATATGACAGGTTCTATTCGTTCCTGGATTCATTACATTGAACTGAGGTCTGCTAACGGAACTCAGAAAGAACATATGGATATTGCCAACTCCTGTAAGGCAATCTTCAAGGAGCAGTTCCCTGTCATTGCAGAGGCTCTGGACTGGTAATAAATACACACACCCTGTGAGGTAAAATGGCATCGTACCCCGTGAGAAACACCGAAACTGGTGAACAAAAAGAAGTTGTGATGAGTGTCCACGACTGGGATCAGTGGAAGATCGATAACCCAGAATGGATTCGTGATTTCTCAGACCCTAGAACCTGTCCCATGGCAACTGAGGTTGGTCATTGGTCTGACAAGATCATGAGAACACATCCAGGTTGGAATGATGTTCTTCACGCAGCTTCTAAGCAACCAGGTGCAACAGTAAAACCCTTTAGTTAAGTATGGCAAGAAGAAAGTCTGGGATTGGCAATACCAATCCCGTTGTCCCCTTTGGCATGGATAACAAAAGAATGAAAAGAAAGAAACCAATCAATCTTGATTACATCAAGAAGATTGAACCTTTGACTGAGAACCAACAGAACTTCTTTGATAAGTATAAACTTGATCAAAACCTAGTTGCATATGGTTGTGCGGGGACAGGTAAGACTTTTATCACACTGTACAATGCATTGAGAGATGTATTAAGTCCCAACACTCCATACGAAAAGATCTATATTGTTAGGTCTTTGGTTGCTACAAGGGAGATTGGTTTCCTACCAGGAGACCATGAGGATAAGTCATCCTTGTATCAGATCCCTTATAAGAACATGGTTAAGTACATGTTCGAGATGCCTACAGACAATGACTTTGAGATGTTGTACGCCAACCTCAAGGCACAAGGCACTATCTCTTTCTGGTCTACATCATTCATCCGTGGTACCACACTTGATAATGTCATTGTCATTGTTGATGAGTACCAGAACTTAAACTTCCACGAACTGGACTCTATCATCACCCGTGTTGGTGAGAATTCTAAGATCATGTTCTGTGGTGATGCCACCCAGACAGACTTGGTGAAGACAGCAGAACGAAATGGTATCGTTGACTTCATGAAGATCTTGAATAATATGCCATCCTTTGATATAATTGAGTTCCAAGCCGAGGACATCTGTCGAAGTGGACTCGTCAAGGAATACATTATTGCTAAACTTGAATTGGATATGTAATGTTCAGACAATTTCCCATCGCTGTCGTCGATAATTTTTTCGATGACCCATATAAAATAAGGAAATTTGCTTTATCATGTGAATACACAAAAGCTCCGGGTAATTATCCTGGTGAAAGAACCAAAATGTTATCGGAGATTTATCCGAAATACTTCAACTCTTTCTGTAATAGATTGTTCTCGTTGTTTTATTACTATGAACCAAATCCGAATGTGGTTTGGAATGTTGAGACTATGTTTCAGAAAATATATCCACTTGATGATGACAAATTATCTCCATTGAATAGTGGATGGATACATAGTGACGATGAGACATGTATGGCAGCGGGTGTAATCTATCTAAATCCTAATTCAAATTTAGATGCGGGAACATCATTCTATAAACTGAAAGATGATGTGTTTAACACTTTACATGTCAATTATAAATTGAGAAATGATCTCTACGCAAACAAAAAAGTTGATCACGATTCGTATAAAAAAGAATTAGATAAACTTGAAGGTCTTTATGATAAGACATTAGAAGTAAAGAATGTCTTTAATAGAATGGCATTCTATGGTTCTGATATTCATCACAAAGAAAATAATTTTGTTGCAAGTGATAATGAACCTAGACTAACTCAAGTTTTCTTTGTTCATAAGATCCAATCAAACCTACAAAGATCACCATTACCGAGACTACAGGAGTACGGAATTGAGTTTTAATCATGTTGAAATTAAAATTCCATCACTAGAACGTAAAACTATTGATGGGGTTCGTTATTATGACACACCTGATGGTCAGAAATTAGTATCCATCACCTCTGTTATCAGCTGGATCAATCGCGAAAAGTTTCGTGAGTGGAGAGCAAGAGTAGGTAATGAAGAAGCTAATAAAGTTACCAAGAGAGCAACCAGTCGTGGTACAGACATGCACACACTGATTGAACATCACTTGAAGAATGAAGAACTGCCTGAGGTACAACCCTTGTCTGAGTTCTTATTCAAGCAAGCCAAACCTGAACTCAGTAATATTAATAACATTCATGCCATCGAACAGTCACTATTCTCCAAAGAGCTTGGCATCGCTGGTACTGTTGATTGTATTGCTGAGTATAATGGTGAACTTGCTATAATCGATTTCAAGACCAGTGCTAAACCAAAGCCTGAGAAGTGGGTCGAAGATTACTATGTCCAGTGTGCAGCATACGCTTGTATGTTAGCGGAGTTAACTGGTATAATGGTAAAGAAGTTTGTTATTATTATGTCCTGTGAGG